CTTATGCGCCAGATATGATAAAACTTTGGTGCGATGGGATTAGTAAAAATCTATGGAGAGTAGACGAGAATACAAAGGATTTCGGAGATTCTGTTCGAGATGGCTTTGTGTCCGCATTAGGTTATGTATCGGATCTTATTGACAATGGTATGACAGACCAGCTAACTATAAGGCCTATTATGGACTTAAGCGAAATTCAAAATGGAGTAAGATCTATAGACGGGATGATGTCTTCTGCAAGAAATTATGAAATAATAGGGACATCTAGACTCGCTGCTTCCGCTGCATATGGGATCACGGCTAATAATTCTTCAAAGCAAATTGCACAGCCTGTTTCGGCAGAAGTAGGTCCTACAAACAACACATTCTACATTACAAATAGCGATCCGAATGCGGTCGCAGAAAAAGTTTCCAGAATACTTGGAAACCAGACTAGACGGCAAAAAGCCGTTTGGGACTACAAATAATAAAAAATGAGGAGGGAGGAACACAACATGCCTATAAGACCGACTCCAGATAGAGTTATACTTAACGACGGAGGTGGTTATGGTGGCGGAACAGAATGGAAGTCTGATGGATATGAAGATAACACGGGAAAAACCGCGGCATCGGATTCTGGCGCAAAAAATAACTATACCACAAAAACATGCAAGTTAGTTATAACTTATAATAAAAATGGTGGGACAGGCAATCCTCCCCCTCAGCAGTCTCGTATATATTCTGGTAAACTGCAGGCGGTTACTATGAAAGAGACTGTTAAAGATAATATTAACGGCATGACAAAAACCGGTTCGCATTTTCTTGGATGGGCGACTTCTGCTTCTGGCGAGGTCGCCTATAATCCAGGAGACGTAATTACCGGTTCTTGGACAGCAAGTCAAAGCGGAACCAAAACGTACACCCTATATGCTGTGTGGACGGATACTAACACTATAGAGTATCGCCCAGATGACAACTCCAATGAGACGCAGAAAAAATATTCTAAAAATCCTCTCAATACAGCAGTAAATCTCAAAGGAAAAACGTTTACGAGAGACGGATATACTCAAACCGGATGGGCAACTTCTAAAAACGGGCCTAAAGTGTATAATCTTGGTCAAAGTGTTACATTTACTACTGACGATCTTGTTATTTTATATCCGGTTTGGACCGTTAATACATACACTGTTACGCTTAAACCGAACGGTGCGTCTGGTTCGGATATAACAATCCAGCTAGATTATGGTTCAGAACTTGTTTTGCCGCTTACTGCATATGAAAAATACGGATACCATATTCGAGAGTGGAACGACGAAAAGAACGGTACAGGAGCAACTTGGATTCCTGGGCAAGAATACGCATATACCCGTCCTGAAGATTCAACACTTTATGCAATATGGGAAGGAAACGATTATTATGTAATATATGAAACAGGATCGAGTGCGAATCATCCTGTAATTGACACCGTGGTCGGAGATCTTTCATCTGACTGGCAATTAGATGCCAACGACAATCTGTATTCTGACAACGTGCATTTAATAGCAGAAGGTCAACCGTATGAGAACTATTTATATGGAGTTCATCCTGGAGAATTAGTTTTCAGAATTGATGAAGAAAACGTCCCATATTCAATAGCGAAGTATGGCTCTCCTTTCTATACAGAAAGAAGGCCTTACCCGAAAGATAAAATGTATAATTCTTTTGACGGATGGATTGCTGATGACGGTTCGGTGCTTGTTAAATCCGATGAAAAATTCGATGCATATACTTATACATCGGATCCGATTTGGAGACTTACGAGAGATGTAATTTTAAGATCAAAATGGAATGCATTTTATCAATTCGGTAAAATATTTTACGGAAATGGTTATAGTGACGAGTATGGAATTTATGTTGAGGAGCCCCCTTCCTATGCGTGGCCTGAGCATTCCGTAACGCATCAAAAGGTGAACGGCAAAAATGGAGACGTGTTAATTGACCTTAATAGGTACGAGAACGTCAAAAAGACGTATAAGATTTCTGCATATGATGGAGTTGATTTTTATTCTGCCGCGCGCAAAGTATCTGAATGGTTGCATCGACATTATTCGGATCAATACTTAAGGCTCGAGGACAGCTACGAACCTGACATTTATATGCTTGCAATTTATGAAGAAGCAAATGAACTTGAAAACATATTTGCTAAAGCAGGTAGATCTGAGATTTCGTTTAATTGTAAACCCCAAAAGTTTTTAATTTCCGGAGACAAGGAAATTAAAGTCGCAAATTCGGGGCAAATAATTACAAATCCCACATACTATCCGGCGCATCCGATTATCAAATTCTATGGGGACGGAACGATTACCGTAAATGGATCTGAGATAGTTTGCTATCACAATTATAATGGAATAACATTTGATTCAGAGACATATGATTCGCTTGGAGAAGGCGGTTATAACATGAATCCGTATATGGTTGCAGAAGATCCTGTGGTATTATATCCTGGAGAGAATATTATAACTTTTGAAGGAAACATTTACGGAATTAGAATCGTACCCAGATGGTGGAGATTATGATACCAATATTATATCCTAGAGGTCAAACAGTATTCTATGGAAATGGCTTAGGCCGATTAATTGATTCAGTACGTTGTCGTTGCACAGAGACCCTTAATGGTGGCTACGAATTAGAATTGCAGTATCCAAAAAGCGGATTGCATGCAAACGACATAGACATCAATTGCATTATAAAAGCCAAGCCAAATCATGAGGATTACAGCCAGCCATTTAGAATTTATTCTGTTGAAAAAAACTATGATGGCTACATATATGCTAAGGCTGCTCATATTTCATACGATGTCTCCGGAATTCCTGTTTTACCGTTTAAAGCAAACAAATTGTCTGAAGCCATTGACAAAATGAATTCTAATCAAAAAGTCATAAAAGCTTCGGAATTTGTATTGGCTGCTGATTTCGATTTAGATGGCGAAATGACGGTATCAAATCCTGCTTCTTTAAGATCCCTTCTCGGAGGAACGGACAACACACTTTCTTATATATACGGGGGAGAGTATCATTACGACTCGTATACCATAACGCTGATGTCAAGCAGGGGATCAAAAAAGGGTGTGTGCTTTAGATATGGAAAAAACATAACCGACTTCGAGCAGACGATAGATTGCGAAGATTTATATTCTTCAATTTTCGGATTTTGGAGAAAACCTGCTACGGATAATACGGATGAGGTTTTAATATATGGGAACATAATTGATGTCGAGAACGTTTTGCCTTACGACAAGATATATGTTCTGGACACGAGTTCTCTTATAAAGCTTAAAGACGAAAACAATAATGACATTCCCCCAACTTCAAGTCAAATTGACGATTATGTCAGGAATTATATTGCCAGCCGTGCGATCGGTTTGCCGAATTATTCTATGAAGCTTACCTACGCCGATGACAGTAGCATAATACAAGTATGCCTTGGAGATACAGTTGGCGTTATATTTTCGGACTATAACATCAAAACGATAGCAAGATGCAGTAGAGTAGTTTACGATAGCTTGCTCGAGAGAAATGAATCTGTAGATATCGGAGTTGTGAATAACGGTATTGCAGGAGAATTGGCAAGTTCATTTGCTAAAAACAACGAATAAAGGAGATTGTTCTTATGAGCGTTAAAGGATTTCTTGTAGATGGGGTTCCGGTTAAATATGATTTTAACCAATTGGATAACATCCCATCTGTTTTTAATAATCAAGACACGGTGCTAGAGGAGTCCGATCTTGTAAGCGGACATTATAGAGCGAGGGCTATCGTTGCCGATAGTAGAGATATTTGTACGGCAGTAACATACACCGTCTCTCCTGGTGATGCTGTAGAATTTATTAATAAAACTCTTAATATCGGTTTTCTTATTTATGAAGCCGGTAACAATTCCGCGTCTTTTAATACAGGATGGATCGGTACATCCAATGAGGCACGAAAAATCGTTATTGATTATTCTGGCCAACTCGCTGTTCAATTTAGATCCCCCGACAATAGCGATATAACTACCGCAGCATTTGCTCAAAATAGCGTAAGAATTATAAACTCTTTTAGAGGTCATCTTGGTATTTTGGCAAAAAACTTTGCAGATGAGTTTAGAGAAGATATTCCATATGAAAAAGACACGTTTTGTGTAAGAAACGAGCAGCTGTATCGTGCAAAGTATAATATTCCTTCTGGGGTTTGGGATGATTCTAAATGGGAGATGGTCCAGTTTGGAAATGAAATGAACGATAGTCTTGATGATTTTAGACATTTTATCACGAATTACATGACTAATGCTGTTGGTAAAATTGATAAATCGTTTGATGTAGACTGGATTGAAGGATATTCTATTTCCTCTAATGGCACTATCGTTGCGTCGGATTCATATCATTACACAGACACGATATTTGTCGATAGTCAGGAAGAATATCGTATTTATTTTGGAGTAGAAGAAATTTCTGATTCTGCTGTTGTAAGCATTCATGGATATGACGTGAATGGAAATTGGGTAAGCCAATTATATTCCTGGACTATTGACGATGAAGATTATTTTGACGTTGTTAATTTGACGGGGATACCGAGTAATGTTTCTTGGATTCGTATTTCTACTCCGAATTACATTTTTATTGATTCGTTCCTGGACGGCAACAGCATAGGCTCTCAGGTTTGGATGGGGCAATCCGGTATCGCAAACCATTTCGATCCTGAAAACCCGTGCGAATATGGTTCCTATTATTGGTATCATGATGAACTGTATAAATGCACCAATCCAAATGGCCATACCGGTGTCTGGACTGATGCGGATTTCGAATCTGCCGTACTGGGAGAAGATGTTAAATCCGTGTCCGAACAGATCGAGCAGATTGCACAGGTTAGGGAGTTGCCAGATTTGCCGACAACGGATGGAACGTATGTGCTGAAAGCAACGGTATCAAGCGGAACAGCAACACTTGCATGGGTATCTGATGCGGCAGAAAGTGAGGGATAAGTCATGAAGAAATACTACACTCTGCACAATGTTATCGACACGCGGACGAATGAGTTTCACTCCGTGGCGGTTGTGTCCGAACGGAATTTGCGGTACTTTGTGCCGGTTGAAGCATGACGGTCTACCTCGGAAACGCGTGGTCCGACGAGCGCGGAAAATCAAAGGGCGGCGAATCGGGGAATCAAAACGGCAAGGAACTCCGAATCGTCAAGTGGTATAAAACAGACGGCAAACCGTGGCGTGTATTCCGTCCTAAAAATTTAGATGTTGCTGAGAAATTAGCATACGCTATGGAATCGGCATGCGCTAATAAGCATATAGGATACGATCAAAATAAGCCCGATAGGACTAGCTTATACGACGCAGCTAAACCATACGGTTTCGATCCTAAAAAAGTTGAAGTGGATTGCGAATGTGACTGTTCATCGCTTGTGCAGGTATGTTGTGCATATGCTGGAATAAAATTGTCTACATTTTCTACTTCTTCTGAACCTGATAAGTTAATGAAAAGCAAGAAATTCGACGAAATGATTGGTGACGAGTTTTCTTATAGTCCGGACTATCTTCTTCGCGGTGATATTTTAGTAAAAACTGGCCATACGGCAATTGTTCTTTCTAATGGATCAAAAGCTCTTGAAGACAAAAAAGAAGACATTAAGTCAGAGGGGTTTATATTTTCTAGAATTCTTAAATACGGATGCAAAGGTGAAGATGTGAAAGAGCTAAAGCGCCTTCTATTTCTTGCCGGGTATTCGGGGCTTACATTAACAAACCAAAATTACAAATCTAAAACCGTTGCTGTTGTCAAAAGATACCAGAAAGACCATGGCCTAGCAGTAGACGGCAAAGCTGGCCCAAAGACAATTCTATCCTTGGGTGGGAATTATATTTAAGGAAAGGCGGACACGTACAATATGGAAGTACTAGTAGCGTCGATACCGGCTTTAATTGCGGCGGTTGTTTCCTTAATCACTTTCTTTTCAAATAAAAATAATAGTATATTAAACACGGTCAAAGCACTTGAAGAAAGGCAAATTGCTATGGAGAACTCGCTTGATTATGAACGAGCAGCTCAAGCAAGGACCCGCATTCTTAGATTCAATAATGAAATTATGTGCGGATATCGTCATACAAAAGATAGTTTTGACGATGTTATCCAGAATAGTATTGACGTATACGAAAAATACTATAATGATCCAAAACATGTGAATCTAAAGAATGGAATCGCTAAGAGTGCGATAAAGAACATTTATCGAGTATACGACTATAATGTTCAGCATAACTCGTTTCTGCAATATCCGAAAGAAGGTGAATAAAAATGAAGGAAGTACTCATTGAAACCGTAGTAAAAGTCATCTGTACGATCGTTATTACTGCCATCGGCGTTTTTGCTGCATGGCTTAGTTCAAAACTTAAGCGCCATATCGAACTTAAAAATGTTCAGGTTGCACTTGAAACTTGTCTTGAGTTGACAAAAGTAACCGTTGGCGAACTTCAGCAGACAATAGTAGATGGGCTAAAGGAAGCAAATGCTGACGGAAAATTGACAAAAGACGAGATTAAGCAACTTAATTCCAGCCTCGTTGCTTATACAAAGGAAAAAATGTCCAGCGGACTTATTGATGTTATTCTTGGAGCTGGCATTGATATTGATCAGTTTATAGTAAGCGCCGGCGAAAACTATGTTCAGGAGCTTAAATACGAGTGATCAAATCTGACTTTGAAGTCATTGACAGAGAAATAGTTTGCAATAAAGACGTTCATCTTTATTGCGTAGGAGATTTACACGCTGGCGCAATAGAGGCCAATCTTAAAGGCTGGGAAAAATTTAAGCAGATCATTCTTGATGATCCTCAAGCATATGTTATATTTATAGGCGACCTGATGAATAACGCAACAAAATCATCGGTTTCGAATTGCTTTGAAGAAGTTATGCGTCCTAGAGATCAGAAAATCTATCTCAAAGAGAATCTAAAAGACTTGGCTGACGCAAATAAAATACTTGCAATTCTTCCTGGAAACCATGAGAATAGATCGCTTAAGGACGCAGATGATAGTCCCTTATACGATGTTGCTGCAAAGTTAAACATTGAGGATGTTTATCGTGACAATTTGGCGATAATTAAACTTAGGATTGGCACGAATCCTAAAAAACGGAATGTGTATACTATTATTGCAACTCATGGTGCAGGCGGAGGAGCTTTGACTGGCTCCAGCGTCAATAGATATGAGAGATTTGCTTCAAATTGGGATGGGGTTGATATTTTCTTTTTTGGGCATACTCACAAACCGTTTATAACAAAGCCAAACAAAATGATTGTCGAGAACACTCATGATTTTGTTAAGAAAAAGAATACTATAATTATGACGGTTCCGTCATGGCTCCAATACGCCGGATATTCCGTTAGAGGACTCATGAGCCCAACGCACGAATACGATCCCGATCAGCCAATGGGCCTGGTTCTTTCAGCAAAAATGGATAAATGGAAAACCAAAGTAATTTGGTAATTAAACTTGTAAAAGGAGATGATCGTTTATATTTCATCTCCTTTTATTTTTTTTTCGCGTAGAATTCATATACTATAATGAACAAAAAATAGGAGGACTTTGTTATGCTTAATTTGCAAAAATACAAGAAACTATTTCGAGAATTTGACACTTTTGATTTCGTGTGGAACATGCAAAAAAAGAAACTTCAGGTAGTACTTTGCAAGATTCCGATCGATAAAAGAAAGGAATGCGGAATGCCTATCTGGAAACGTTGCTATGCATGTTTCGAGCCGAAATCTAATGTGTGGACTATCGAAAGCGGAGATGCTTTGCGGCAAGCAACAATTTTCGAAAAATTTTAAAACAAAGAATAGGAGCTTTATTCAAAGGCTCTTATTCTTTATATTTTTGAAAGGAGAAACAAAAAAAAATGAGGCTTTGGCACAAAGATCTATTACCGTATCTTCCAAGACAGCAACTTTTAGGACAATGGCGAGAATGCTGCGCTATTGCAAGAGAGATCCGAATTAATGGATTTCCGAATCATATTCTTGTGAACAAAATTATGAATTATCCACTTTGCCACTTCTATTCTTATTCGAAATATGTCGCACACGAAATGTCTGAGAGAGGTTATATTATACACCAGAAATCTTGGCGAAATTTTGTAAAAGATTTATATTTGTCATTAAACGATAACCCTAAGGACCATAATACGATGCAAAGATACTTCGAAATGATGGCTGTTCCATACGAAGAAATCTTTAGGCATTGGCACAATGAACGCTACCTTCGTCAATGTTATTTTAATCTCGAAGAGAAATTCTATTGCGGAGGAATCGAACTTCTTGAATGGAACATGATATTTGACAAATTTAATTATTTAAATAAAGGAGAAAAATGATGAAAAATTACAAGAATGCCTATTTTAATGTCAGAAAAGTTAAACACGTAAAATTTATTGCGATGACGGACTTGGTGTCCCTTGAACAAGAGATAAATTTCTTTGTCGACACTAATCCGGGTTACAAAATTTTAGGTATCAGATTAAACATTCAGGAACTTTCCAGACAGACAGTTATTTATATAGCCACTATCACATATTTAGCAGATCTTGTCGATGACGTTTATACCAAGATAAAGGAAGAAGATAATCTTGATGCCACGAACCTTGATCTTGAACTTTTTGATAAAGACGAATTAGAAGATGAAGAGGAGGACTAAATTATGCGAAAGTATAAGAGAGCAATGTTGAGAGGTAGAGCGAAAAAGCTTCGTGTAAAAGCGAGCGAGTATGTCCACAACGAATGGAACAGATACCAGCTTGCATTACTCGGACCTAAGAAGGTTTCAATTAATAAAGCACGCGGAACAAAGCCTAAAAGATTATGGGCATTTGCGATTAAAGGAGCATAACGATGGATTGGCAATTATTTATTATTAATTTTATATTTTTTGCTGTCGGATGTGTATTAACTTTTGTAACAATTAAAGTTCATCAGCGCAACAATGCACAAGGAATTCTCAAGATTGTATATGATAAAGATAATCCAGAATACCCTGTAATGGGTCTTGAAATAGAAAGTTTGAAATACGTTCTTTCAAATAATTATATTTGCTTAGAAATTAAAAAACTCGGTTTCCCTGACAAAAAGTAGTCGCTTAAAAATCATTCTGTATAGTAGAGTAGAAAAACGAAAGGAGACTGCTTAATATGACAGATGAAACAATCAAAACTCTTAGAGATCTCGAAAAGTCGTTGACGGATGACGCATCGCTTCTCGACGCATCGAACATTGAAAACCAAAAGAATATACTAAGTAACGTTGAAAAAACTCAAAAAATAGAGTTAGATGAACGGCGAATGAGACTTGAGGAATTGAAACAACAGCTCGAGTGTGATAAGTTTGAATACCAGAAAAAGCAAGATAAAAATGAATCAATTATCAAAGTCGTTTGCCAAGGCTTGACGTTTTTAGGAATCGCGTTGCCGGTTGGACTAAAACTTTGGTTTCAGCGTAAGTACGTTAAGGAAGCGTATAATATCGAACAGATTACGACTATCGCTTCTCCAACTGCCAGATCGTTACTAAAAGACGGCACTAATCCAAGAATTTAACTATTTGAAGGGAAAGAGCTCTTAACACGGGCTCTTTTTTCTTTTTATATTTTTGAAAGGAGACATAACAATGAAATGCTGTGGAGTTGATTTGTACGAGACTGAAAACGGATTAATAGGAGTTCTTATATCTCCTTGCTTTGGAGCGGGATGGTCTACTTGGAACGATAGGAGACTCGCTTTCGACAAAAGAATAATCGAAAAATTTTTAAAAGATCCATGCATATTCGGAAATGAGCTGCAACTTGACAAATTTCTTACCGAAAACATCGACTATTATAGCAGAGAGTCGTATTATCTCGGAGGAACTCGTGATGGGTTAAGACTGGAATTTGTTCCAAAGAATACTCGATTTATAATCGAAGAATACGATGGATCAGAATCAATTCACATTTTTAATCCAGATGAATGGATTATATTTGGCGAAGAGGAGGAATAATATGAATCTTGACCCAATAACATATCCGATTGCCAATTTCTTTAAACAGCATGGCAGCACAATTTTGGCATTTGTTGCTTGCTTTGGGGTTGCTGGAACTGCATATTTGTCTGGAAGGGCCGCCATAAAAGCAAATGAAAAGCTTAAAGAGAATCCAGAGGCTGATATTAAAGAGAAGATCAAAATTGTCGCTCCAATATATGCTGCGCCAACTGCTGTCGGAATAGCAACTGCCAGCTGCATTATATGCGCAAATGTTTTAGATAAGAAAAGACAAGGATCATTGGTAGCCGCTGGTGCAATCGTCGAGGAAACATTCAGAAAATACAAAAGAAAAGCTGAGGAACTCCTTGGCAAAAATGTAGTAGATTTGGAAAACGCTAAGGATGATATTTCAAAATCTGAAACCGATTTGTCAAAATGTGAAAGATTGTTTTACTATGATCGGTACGTGGATTTGGGTCACCTTGAAAATGGATCGTATTTTGAATCGACTCCGGAAAAAGTTCTTAGTTCTGAGTATGAATTAAATCGTATGTTTGTTATCAGAGGACGAGTAACTCTGAACGATTGGTTTGAACTTCTTGGACTTAATAAGGTTGAAGGAGGAGACGATATCGGATGGTCAAAAGAATTGGGAGATTCTTTCTATGGATATTCCTGGGTTGATTTCGAGCATTATGATACTGAAATGGACGATGGTCTTGAATGCACTATAATCTCGACGCCATTTGAGCCATGTCCGCTCGCGTAAAAAACATCTTCTATAATGGAATCAGATAAGATTTCGATTTTATAAAGTAAAGGAGAAAAAACTATGCTTAAGAAACTAAATGTTTGGACAATCGTTGGTGGTCTTTTGATGATCGCGTCGGCTTTATTCAGCTTTGCTAAGGATATTCATGATGAAGACGAAACGGACAAGAAACAGACCGAAAAGATTATTAAAGCTGTTAATGAGCATTTTGCAAACGCCGACAATAATGCAATCGAAATTTAAGGATCTATAAAAGGTTGAGTCGAATCTGCGACTCTTCCTTTTTCTATTTAGAAAAGGATTTAAAGTCATGACTCAACAATATGCATATAACGGAGGAATTATTTTTGAACTGCAAGAATACGTTCGGACTAGAGAAAGCTTGTTACTTTATCCAGAAGATGGATCAAATCGTCCGAAACAGAAGCCATTCTCAAAATGGGCAGTTGATGAGATAATTGAGCAACTTCTTAATGATTTTGAGCGTTATCCGGATGAAATAATTAGAGATTTTATTTCATTAATGAAAAAGTACGAATACGCAGCCGATAATGATAGAAAAATTCTATACAAAACTGCAGGCGATACAGCAAAAGAAATTTACACATATCTTTTTGATAGCTATTATTTAGAAGAGGAGAATTTTTAACTTTGAAAGATATTTCAAAAATCGTAGAAACTCTTAAGGTAGAGTTTGACAAGCACAGTCCCGAAATTTTAACTGGCTTAGGCTTAACTGGTTTGATTGGTTCTGTAATATTTTCTGTTCGAGCAACTGCAAAAGCTGTAAGAGCGGTAGACGAAAAGAAGAAAGAACTTAAAAAAGAAAAACTCGCCGTTAATGAAGTACTTTCTACAACGTGGAAGTTTTATATTCCAACCATTATAAGCGCTGTTTCAGGTTCGATTTGCATCGTATGCGCAACTTCTACAAATACTAGAAGAAATGCTGCACTTGCTGCTGCGTACTCAATCTCAGAAACGGCTCTCAATGAATACAAGGAAAAGACGAAAGAGCTGGTCGGCGAAAACAAAAGTGAGGCCATAGAAACTAGTATCCAAAAGGATAAAATTCAAAATAATCCGCCAAGAACATCGGAAGTAATAATCACTGGAAAAGGCGAAACGCTATTTAAGGAGACGATAAGCGGACGATATTTTAAAAGTGATATCGAAAAAGTTAGAAGAGCGGAAAATGAATTGAATAGGGAAATGCGAAATAGTATGGAAATATCGGTGAACGATGTATTTGTCATTCTTGGACTTCCTATGACTGGAAGCGTAAACGACGATATCGGATGGGATATTGATCATGGGTATATCGAATTTAAGCCGGTTCCTATTATGACTGAAGATGGTCAGGCATGTATTGCTCTCGATTATGCCATTCTTCCGAGACCTCTTGGCAGATTCGCGTAAAATTCATATGCTATTATGACGGAGAGATCCGAATAAAAAGTAAAGGAGAACAAAACAATGGAAAATGAGAACACGTTCGAACTCGCAGAAAAAACCGAGGAAGTAGTTGACAATGCAGTTAAGGGGCTTAACTTTGAGCAGAAACTTTTGACTGATCATCCTATTCTCGCATCGATCGGTTCCGGTTTGGTAGCAGGAGCAATTGCTGTCGGCGGATACTATCTTGCGGGATGGCTGGTGGATAGAGTTCACGCAGGAGTTGAGGCTTTCAGAGAGCATCGTAAGGCTAAGGCGGCAGAAAAATACGAAGCGAACGTTAAGCCGATCACTTTCGAAGATAACGACTAAGCTTACATAAGGACCAATGTCAAAGATGGAGAGTCTAAAACAGGCTCTCTTTCTTTTTATATTTTTAATTGGAGGTGCGTATGCCATTTAAAAAGTTTATATATGACGGCCCAATTTTCTTATTTAACAAAATGGTCGTACCCAAATGGTATGTCGAAACATACGCCTTAACCGAGGCAAGGGCGTTATCTAATTTTAAATTTCGAGCGAAAATGGTTTTTGGTTATAGCAAAACCGCTAAAATAGATTTGCCGGCGAAAATTAAAGTAGCTGACGAATAAGGAGGACTTATATTTTGGCAATTGATAATAAAACTCAGGAAATACCTGAAAAGAAAATCGAAAAAGTAACTACCGGAAAAGTTACTATTAAAAAGAAATCTGCGTTCGCAAAAATTAAAGAACTGTTTATTTCTGAGGATTCCGATAAGGTTGGTAGTTATATTCTCATGGATGTACTTGTCCCATCTATCAAAAGAGCTATAGTCGACATAATTAAATCCAGTGCCGATATGATATTTGGAACAAAGGGCTCTTCTCCTTCGCCGTCTTCTAAAATAACATTTGGCGGAACCCCGTATGTTAATTATGCTTATACTTCGTCCACTAGAAAACCAGATCCGGTAAATGTTGCTAGATCACAGTATGAGGTTGGGGATTTCAACTTTGAAACTCGAGCAGATGCAGAAGAAGTTCTCAGCAGTCTTGAAGCGATAATAGAGGCATACGGAAAAGCTTCTGTTGCTGATTTGTGCGATCTTGTAGGTGCTCCGTACGAATACGTTGCAAATAAGTATGGATGGAAAAATCTGCATGATGCAGTAGCTATCAGGACGTCTAGCGGATATTCTCTCAGACTTCCGAAATCTATTCCTTTGGAGTGATATTCATGGTGGACGAAGGAACGAATCTTTTTTATCAGCAGCTGCAAGAGGAAAGTGAACAAAAAACAGATCCGAACATTGACCATCCGAAGTATTATAACGAAGGGACAATAGAAGCAATTGATGCTATTGATGCTGCGACTTTTGGATTATACGGGGGAGAAGCTTTTTGTATAGGATCTGCTATTAAGTATTTATTTAGATTTAAGCATAAAAATAACCCAGTGCAGGATTTAAAAAAAGCAGTGTGGTACATAAAAAGAGTTATTTCAATTTATGAAAGAGGAAAAAATGAGTAATTTTAGTTATATTTTGCAGAAGGCATTCTATAAGACAGTATTTGAAGTAAAAAAGCGGAGTCCAGAAATTCTTACAGGACTTGGCATAATTGGTGTAATTGGTGGAACGGTTCTTGCATGCGTCGCAACTACTAAACTCGAAAAGACCATGGAAAAACATAAGGCAGAAATCGAGGCAGTACACGAAAAAGAGCAGGAACTCACAAAAGAAGATTACCGAAAAGAAGTGACGAAGGCGTACGCCCGGATGACGTTGGATCTTGCAAAACTTTATGGCCCTGCGGTTCTTGTTGAAGCTTCTTCTATCGGTTGCCTAATTGGTTCCCATGGTATTATGCAAAAGAGAAATGCTTCACTCGCCGCATATGCTGCAACTATGTCTAATGCATATGAAACTCTTAGAAAGAGGGTTGCAGATCGTTTTGGGGAAGATGTCGAGAAAGAGCTTAAGTATGATATTCATACGGAAGAGGTCGACGAAGAATATGTAGACGGAAAAGGAAAGACCAAAACAAGAAAGACTACGGTACAGACAATGAGCGATTCGGAGCCCAGCCCGTATTCCAGATTTTATGATAATGGCTGCGATGGTTGGTCGAAGGATACTGGAGCAAATCTTCAGACTCTTATGACTAAGCAAGCTTATCTGAATGATCGTCTCCGCATTCGTGGATATTTGTTCTTGAATGAGGTTTATGAGTATCTTGGAATGCCGATTATTCAAGAAGGACAATATCTTGGATGGTTCTATGACCCGACGAATCCTAATCTTCACAACAAAGTAGATTTCGGAATCTTCGATATGCATGACAAGCTTAAAAGAGATTTCGTTAATGGATTCGAGAATGTCATTTTCCTCGACTTTAATTTCGATGGAAACATTGTTGATAATTTTAGAGTTAATAATTCTAGAGTAAAGCGTTCTTATCAGGGTATGTAAGGAGTTTATTGTATGAAATCAGAAGTGTGTTTCTTTATTGGATTGATCCTTGGATGCGCTGCTGGTGCGATTGTCACAAAAATTGTGGACGATAAAAAGTTTGAAGATCGTGTCGCAGATGCCACATTAGAAGCAAAAGAATATTACAAGAATAAATTCGGAAAAAATGAAGAAAAAGTTATTAAAAAAAATCAAAGTAATCTTCCTGACGAAATGATCTTTTTTAATAAAAAGTATGGCTGTAGCGATGATGAAACGGAATCCGATTCGCAAGTAAGTAAAGATATTTATGAGATTCAGCCTGAGGATTACGGAGAAGACGATGAATTCGCAACGTTATCTCTGGATTATTATTTAGATGATATTCTTGTTGATGAAAACGGGAATGTTGTCGATCATCCAAAGGAAATTTGTGGAGACTTTCTGGATGAATTAAGCGGAGAGAATCCTACAATTTATATTCATAACGATAATACTAAATCCGAATACGAGGTCTGTTTCATCAATTCCGAATATTACAGCGAGGGAATAGAATAATAAAATGAACGAAAACGAGTTGAACGATTTATATTTTAATTGGTTGTATCAGCTCGTGTGTAATGATTCTTACTCAAGACAGGCATCTCACCGTAGGCTCTTAATTCGTCTATATGAAATAAGTTTCTATTGGGACAAAATAGATATGGATGAAAATAGGGCCTACGATGGGCTGT